AATAAACAAGTTACAGAAACCACAGCTGAAGGGCAATGGGTTGATGGAGATAATGTACGTTTTAGATATGGAACACCTGAAAAGATAGGTGGTTGGCAACAATTAGGTGAGTCAAAACTTACAGGAGCTGCAAGAGCTTTACATCATTTAGTCAATAAGTCTGGTAACAAGTTTGCAATTATAGGTACAAACAGAATACTATATGCTTATTCAGGAGGTATATTCTACGATATTCATCCTATTAAAACCACAACAACATTAACAAATGCTTTTACTACAACCAATGGTTCACCCACAGTTACTATAACCTTTAGTACAAGTCATGGAATAAATGCTAATGATATTATTCTTTTAGATAATTTTTCAACAATTACGAACTCAAACTATTCAGCATCAGATTTTGATGACAAAAAATTTATGGTAACATCTGTGCCGACAGCTACCACTTTAACTATTACAATGCCTTCTAATGAATCCGGATCAGGTGCAACAGCGTCTGGTGGAATTAGAGTACAACATTATTACTCAGTAGGACCAGCAACTCAATTACCAGGTTTTGGTTTTGGATTAGGTCAATGGGGTGGAACAGTACCAGGAGAGGCAACAACAACTTTAAATGGAGCATTATTAGACGACACTGCAGGTACAGGCGGATCTGGAACATCTATTACATTAACTGATGGATCTTTATTTCCAAGCACAGGTACAAACTTTATTCAAGTAGGTAATGAAGAAATATCTTATACAGGTAGAACTGGAAACACTCTTACAGGTATTACAAGAGCAGTTAGAAACTCAACTAGATCAGCTCACTCTAATGGTGCAACAGTTACAAATAGTTCTGATTATATTGCATGGGGTGAAGCTGCATCAGGTGACTTGGTTGTTGATCCTGGTTTGTGGTCCATAGATAACTTTGGAGATAAAGTAATTGCACTAATTCATAATGCACAATGTTTTGAATGGGATTCAAATGCAACAAACGCAACAAATAATAGAGCTACAATTATATCAGGTGCACCGACAGCATCACGTGATATGTTAGTATCAACACCTGATAGACACTTAGTGTTCTTTGGAACAGAATTAACTATTGGTGATCCAACAACTCAAGATGAAATGTTTATTAGATTTTCTAACCAAGAAGATATCAATACTTATCAACCAACAGCGGTCAATACAGCAGGTACACAAAGACTTGCTGATGGATCTAAAATTGTAGGTGCGGTTAGAGGTAGAGATGCAACTTATATTTGGACAGACACCTCTTTATTTACTATGAGATTTATTGGTCAGCCATTTACTTTTGGTTTTCAACAAGTTGGAACTAACTGCGGTTTGATTGGACAGAATGCTGCATTAGAAGTTGATGGTGCTGCATATTGGTTATCAGAAAATGGTTTCTTTAGATATTCAGGTAGTTTGGAAACAATGACATGTTTAGTAGAAGATTTTGTTTATAATGATTTAAATACAACAGCTAATCAATTGATTAATGTTGGATTAAATAATTTGTTTGGAGAAATTACTTGGTTTTATTGTACAGAAAGCTCAACCGTTGTTAATAGATGTGTAACTTATAATTACATGGATTCATCACCACAAAGACCTGTTTGGACAACAGGAACCTTGGCCCGTGGAACATGGCAAGATTCTTCTGTATTTGGTTTACCACACGCAACAGAATACAACGCAAGTGTTGATTCTTCTTTTGATGTAGTAGGTAATACAGAAGGAAGCACCATATACTTTGAACATGAAAAAGGAACTGATCAAGTAGTCGGTGGAGTAACTACGGCAATTGCATCTAGTATTGAATCAGGAGATTTTGATATTACACAAGCAAGATCATCTACAGGACAAAAAACAGGTGTTTCAACTTTTAAAGGAGATGGTGAATACCTTATGAAAATTAGAAGATTTATACCTGACTTTTTATCACAAACAGGCAATACACAAGTTACATTACAACTTAGAAACTATCCCAATAGTTCTCAAGCAAGCTCACCTTTAGGTCCATTTACTATTACATCTTCAACTGATAAAATAGATACACGTGCTAGAGCAAGAGCAATTTCATTAAAAGTAGCTAATACAGGAGCTTCTCAAAGTTGGAAGCTTGGTACATTTAGACTAGATACTCAACCAGATGGACGTAGATAATGGCTAAAGTAACAGTAGTATTTACAAGACCAGGAAAAGAATATAAACAACAAGACGCTGATTCTTTAGTTAGAGATTTAGATGGATTGATTGAGAAATTAAACTCTACGTTTCAACAAGATTTAAGAGATGAACAACAAAGATTTACTTGGTTTACAACAGCAAGCCCGGGAGTAAATAATGGCTAACAGATATAAAAATGCACAATTTGATTTAACAACAACTGATGCTACAGATATTTATACTGTACCTTCTGAGTCTAGAGCTATTATACAAAATATACAAGTTGCAAATGTGGGAGGTTCTAATGTAGAATTAAAAGGTTTTGTCTATGATACGTCAGCATCAAGAACTTTTCAATTTGCAGAACAAACTATAAATACAGGGACTTCTAGATCATTGAACAATGGTACAATAATATTAGAAGAAAGTGACAAACTACAATTACAATCAGCTTCTGGTAATATATTTGAAGGCACAGTATCAATACTAGAGTTTGATAGAACATAGGAGAAAAATGCAAGTAATAAAACCAGCAAAAGTAGAAACAACGTATAGACACAAAGAAACTGGAGAGCTTTTTAAAGAAAAAAAAGACTGGGAAGCTAAAGGTTATAAGAACGAGGACATGGCTCAAGACGTAAATGTTATAATGCCTAGTCTTGATTTATTTGGAAAAACAAAATAGAATAGCAAAATGGCCATAACAAACGCACAACAATATAAACAACTACTAGCTAAAGGTGGACGTATCGGACTTAAAGGTGGAGCGGATGCTTCTATGGCAGATTTTGGTACAGTTACGACTCCTGGTGTTAGTGCTGGTAGAAAAGGTCCAGGTCCTAACGTTAATGCTGGTGAAGCAAGTTTCAATGATCTTGGTCCAGCTCCTAGTAGAAAGTCTCGTGAAAGAAATCAAAAAGCATTTAATACAGGTGTCGGAATTACTGATTTAGAAAGATTAAAAGATGAAGGTGTTCCAAAATTAAATGCTCCTGGTTTTTTATCAGCAGGTTTAAATTTTGCTAAACCTTTAAGAGATATAGTGTTAAGAAAAAATATAAATTATTTTAAAGAAAATTTTTCAGGTCCATATACTTTAGATAACTATAAAGAGTTTATGAAAAATAGATTAGATCAATTTACACCTGATAACGATAATGACAATAATCAAATATTTATACCACAAGATATGATGGCCGAAGCACCAAGCATCATGGACCAAGAAACAGAAGTAGAAGAAGAACCTTTTGAAATATCAAGAAGATTTAGAGCAGAAGGTGGTATCATGAATACTGATGTTGTAGGTGGAGAAATGGATTTTGATTCAGCAAGACAGATGTATGGTCTAGGTAAACTTGTTAAGAAAATTACAAGATCAGTTAAAAAAGTTGCAAAGTCACCGATAGGTAAAGCTGCTTTACTTGGTTTAGGAGGTTACTATTTAGGTGGTGGTCAATTTGGTAGTTTAATGAAAGGTGCTAGTAAATTTGGATTTATACCACAAATGACATATGGAAACGCTGCAGGAAGTGGTTTTGGTTTTAGTAATATCTTACCTAATGTTTTAAATATTGCTAAAATGCCAGGGTTAGCAGAAAAAGCATCTAGTATAGGCAGTGTAGGAAATGTTTTAACAGGTATTACAGCAGCATCAGCAATAGCGGGTATGTTAACACCACAACAAGAAGAAGAAGCACAAATGATTTCAGATCAAACAGGGATAGATATAGAGACTATAAGAGCTAATCCTAATGAATATCTAGGAAGAAGATTTAGAGCAGAAGGTGGGTCTATGGATGAGCCGGTTGCTAAAAAGACTATGCCATTATTAGATATGGATGGTCAAGAAATGGATTTAAGAGCTGAAGGTGGATTCGTTCCAATAGGACGTATGGAAAAAGCAGATGACGTGCCTGCAAGATTATCAAAAAATGAATTTGTGTTTACTGCAGATGCAGTTAGAAATGCAGGTGAAGGAGATGTAGACAAAGGCGCAGAAGTTATGTATAACATGATGAAGAACCTCGAATCCGGAGGTGAGGTTTCAGAAGAATCTCAAGGATTAGATGGCGCTAGAGAAATGTTTCAAACATCACAAAGACTAGAGGAAGTAATATAATGGCTATTCAACAATCACAAGTTTTACCTGCACAATTTGTTCAAGATTTAGGACAAGATTTAGCAAAACAAGTTACAGCACAATCAGGTGTACCTGTAGTATCAACTGGTATTGCTGGTATATCACAACAAGCGGGTGAATCTGCTGCAGATTTTGCAGCAAGACAAGATGCTGCAAGAGCATTTACAACAAGACAACAAAGTTTATCAGGACTTGCACCACAAGTTGCAGGGCAAGATAAATTACAAATTGATGCACAAAATTTAGCAACCCAAGGTGTAGGTTCTTTCGCACCTTTTTTACAACAAGCACAAACTGCAGGCACAGCAGCTGGAACAGCATTAGGTGGAGTAGGTTTAGGAGCAACAGCTTTCCAACAAGATGTACAAAATTTTATGTCCCCTTATCAATCACAAG